CTCTTAGATAATACAAGAGAATTTACTACAGTCGCAAATGTAAAAGCTAATTTAATCGGTAATCTTGGCACGACAGCAGATACAGGCGAGCATAGTCACAACATTACTGGCCTCGATCAAGTTACAACAACAGACACTGGAACACATAATCATATACTAAGCAATTATTCAACTGTCCAAACAACCAATACAAGCGATATAGTAAAAAATTTAAATCTTGTAACTACTAATTCGGTTACAGATAATAGCCAAAAATTAACTAATTACGGCAATGTGAAAACAGATACGACAGCAAACCATCAACACAATATTTCTAGTTTAAATCTAAATGATAATATAGAAATTAGCGGAGAAATGAAATTTAAGAGCAGCTTTAAAATTGGTGATTTACTAGCAGTTATGGCTATAGAAGATAGGCAGACATATATAATATTATCAAAGGTTGTGAGTATTAATGGATGATAGTTTATTCCCGTTTATATCAACAGAAATAGAGCAATACCAAACAGATAATAGTATAGATACAGAATTATCAATACCTAAAGAATATGGATTTGATTTTACAACTAATCAGATTTTATTGAATAATGGTAAACCAATAATAATTAAAGGTGCAGAAGCAATAAAAGTATGGATTTATAAAATATTAAACACCCAAAGGAATAGATTTAGTATTTATTCGGAAGACTTCGGAAACGAGCTAGAAAGTCTCATAGGTCAAGGATTAAGTCATAGTTCAATGCAAATAGAAATACAAAGACTTTTAGAAGAAGCTCTATTGATTAATCCTTATATAAAAAGTATTGATAATTTAAATGTTGAATTTTTAGCAGATGTTTTAAAATGTGGTTTTACTGCTAATACAGATTATGGAACAGTGGAGGTGAGTATATAAAATGTATGAAGATAAGACTTATGATTATTTGATTGCTGAAATGCTTGATAATGTTACAGCTGACGTTGATAAATCAGAAGGAAGTTTGATTTATGACGCTTTAGCACCAGTGGCTATGGAATTAGAACAGAATTATATTGAAATGGATGAAATACTAAAAAGGGTATTTGCTCAAACTTCATATGAAGAATTTCTTGATATGAGGGCTGCTGAATTTGGAGTAATAAGAAAAGCTGGGACAAAAGCTATAGGAAAAGTTACTTTTACAGGATCAGATAATACAATAATTCCAACAGGAACAATAGTTCAAACAGAGTCTGGATTACAATATTCAACTATAGCAGATGTTACTATAGCAAACGGAACTGTAAAGACCGATGTACGAGCAGAAGATATAGGAATTATTTATAATGTGCCAGCAAACACAATTACAGAAATACCAGTAAGCGTTACAGGAGTAGCAAGTGTAACAAATGTCGCAATAATTGGTGGTGCAGAAATAGAAACAGATGCAGATTTAATAAGCAGATTGTTATTAAAAGTTCAAATACCTTCAACGAGTGGTAATGCAAATGATTATAAACTTTGGGCTATGTCTGTTGATGGAGTGGGAGATGCGAAGGCGTTTCCGATTTGGGCTGGAAATGGAACTGTAAGGGTAGTAATAATAGATAGTAATAAAAAATCTGCCAATACCAGCATAATAAGCGCAGTAGCTAATAAAATAGAAGCTAATAGACCAATAGGTGCTAATGTAGCAGTAGTGAGTGCAACAGAAAAGCAAATAAATATATCTGCAAAGGTGGTAATAGATACAACTAAGTATACACTAGGTCAGGTACAATCTATTCTTGCAGAAAATATTACAAAATACTTTGCTGCTATAGCTTTTAAAAACAATTATGTTTCGTATGCAAGCATAGGAAATGTGATTTTTAATAGTACTGGGGTGCAGGATTATAGCAACCTTACAATCAACACTAAAACAGATAATGTAGTTTTAGCCGATGAAGAAATACCTATAGTTGGTACTATAAATTTGGAGGTGTAATATATGTACCCTCAAGAAGTAGATAAGTTTACAAGCAAGTTAAACAAACTGGATAATAACATTTATGTTATAGAAGAAAAAGTTAATATAGTTAATGGCGTATATGAAGGTGAACTTGAACATGACAATATAAGTTTACCTTCTCTTGCTGTTTATACAGGCACTAAGTTAACAGGAGATAAGGCCCAGAACTATATTGTATCAACGCCAAGCCAAACACCGTGGAAGAAAGTTATAAAAATATTTTCAAGTGTCTCACCTGTTTATATTACTTATCAAACCCAAGGTGATACAGTAGAAGCTGATGATATTAATAAGGTTCAAGATAGCATTGTTAGTACTCAAACTGAGGTTGACAGATACAAAGACGCCAATGACGTAAGGGTATCTAATGATGAAAATAGACTTACAATAGTTGAAATCAATAAAGCTGAGAAAACTTACGTTGATACTGAACTGAATAAAAGGTATCTAAAAACAGAAACGTATAACAAGACAGAAACAGACCAAAGAATACAAAATGTAGTTGCAGCAGCACCAGCAGCATTAGATACGCTGAAAGAATTGGCAGATGCTTTAGGTGATGATGCTAATTTTGCTGGTACTATGACAACTAAGTTAGCAGGTAAAGTTGATAAGATTTCAGGAAAGCAGTTAAGTACTGAAGATTATACCACTACTGAAAAAAGCAAGCTTGCAGGAATCGAAGCCAATGCCAATAACTATATTCATCCAACCACGCACCCAGCAACTATTATTGTTACTGATAGTATGCATAAATTTGTAACAGATGAAGATATAAATTTATGGAATAGTGACAATGTTATAGCAGCAGGAGATTACATAAATTATAAGGCGTCAAGTATAATTCAGATTTCTGCAAATGATTTAGGTTATATAAAAATATTTAAAAAAGTTACAGTATTCAAAGGATCTGTAAGGCTTAAATTCGACTTATGGGATTCTGGGAACAGTATTTCTCATGCGAAAATTTATGTAAATGACAATAATTTGCAAGAATATTTCACTACATTACTAAAATCTGTGAGTATAGATATTAACGTGCAGGAAAATGATATTTTGGAGATAGGGATTTATTCGGAAGGTGGAACATGTAACATTAAAAATATTACACTTTGTAGTAATAAAAATATACCTTTATACGGAAATTTCAGTTGCTCTCTAGGAGATTATGCGTTGACTGTTGCGGGGGTAACTTTGGGAGGAGTTAAAAATGGAGGGAATGTTGTTGTAGACAACAGCGGAAATATGAATGTTAATATACCTACAAAGTTATCACAACTAAGCAACGATAGTAATTTTGTAACTCAGTCACAACTAGGCAACACTGGTTATGGAGATATGCTAAAAAGCATATATGATACAAATAACTCAGGTGTTGTAGATAATGCTGAAAACTTGGGTGGTCATCCTGCAAGTTATTTTCAGCCAGCAGGAAATTATGCAGCGGCTAGTCATAATCATACTAAATCACAAATAACTGACTTTCCAAGCAGTTTGCCTGCTAATGGTGGAACAGCAGCAAGTTTAAGTGTTTCAGATAATAGGATCACAACTATAAATCCACAAGATAGAAACATAGGAGTCTACTTTGATTTTATTGCAAATTCTACAGATAGCTTGAGTGATGGTGGAACGTATCATGGAATATTAACATTTAGGCAATATGGTTCTGGCACAGATTGGACTGGCGGAACTACAAAGCAAATTGGTTTTACCGATAATGGCAATCTATGGATAAGGCAAAGTACAGGAAATACAACATGGAGTTCGTGGAATAAGATTTTGATAAAAAAAGCAGGTGGTCTTACTTGGAATGACCTAAAGGGGGTATAGCTTATGTATGGTAATAATTTATATGGTACAACTCAATATGCAGCTAATACTCTCACAAATGCAGACATACAATCATATACTCCTGATTTAATGCATTATCTACCTGTATTTTATCAAAATTCCTATATGGAGCTAATACAAAATAGTAACGCGAAAGAGTTAGGTATAATAAATTATAATTTGGATGATTTGCAGAAACAGTTTTTCGTAGATACTGCTACATGGGGATTAAACTATTGGGAAGAATTTCTAGGTATTCCGACAGATCTGATGCAAACCATAGAAGCAAGAAGAGAGGTTATAAAAGCGAAAATAAGAGGTACTGGAGCAGCAACAAAGGCGATGATTAAAAACATGGCTGAAGCTTTTAGTGGTGGAGAAGTTGATGTAATAGAAAACTTTGCCGACTATAGCTTTATAGTGCAATTTATAGGTATTAAAGGTATTCCGCAGAATTTAAACGGATTAAAAAATGCTATAGATATGGTTAAACCAGCGCATTTAAGCTGTAGCTTTAAATATAGTTATACAGTGTGGGATTTTATTAAAAATAAGGCATGGAATAATTTTAACAACGCAACATGGAATAGTTTAAAAATTTATGAGGGGTGATATTAATGGCAACAACAACAGCAAATTATAGCTTAACTAAGCCAGATGGCACAGATACAGT